GTTCCTCGAGGTCCGGCTGTTGACCGCCGATGGCACGCAGGTTGGCGACACGGGTGACAGCGTGAACGGTCTGGTCGCTGGTGGCCGGGCGACGTGGGAGGCGTTCGCGTCCGAGGACTTCGCCGAGTGCCGGGTGCGGATCACCTCGGCGTTCGAGACGGACTGAGCGCTGCGTCTAGTCCGTGACGCAGACCGTGATCTCGCGGTCGGTGTCGACCGGCTCGCGCTGGTGCACGCTGACCACCTCGAGGTGGAACCCTGGTGGGCAGCCCGGGCCCGCCGGCCCGGGCGGTCCTTGCGCTCCAGGCTCGCCAGCGGGGCCCGGGGCGCCCGCTGCGCCCGCCGGGCCGGGTGGTCCGCTGTCTCCGGGCGCACCATCGGCTCCGGGCGCACCTGCGGCGCCTGGCGGGCCAGCGGCGCCGCGCTCGCCGGGTGGCCCGTCGGCGCCGGCTGGGCCCGGCGCGCCATCATCGCCTGCCGCGCCGGGCGGGCCGGGTGTACCCGCCGCGCCGGGTGGGCCAACCGGGCCGCGGGGGCCGTCCGTGCCAACGGGTCCGGGCGCGCCGGCGGGGCCGCGGGGACCTGGCGCGCCGGTCGGCCCGGGCGCGGTCGTCGTGGTCGGTGGCGTGATGGTGTCGACGCCGCTGGCGGCCTGCCAGGTGTAGACGCCTCCGACCATCGCCGCGCTGGTGGCGGCGCTGGCGGCGAGGATGCGCAGCGCGCCGGTCGGGGTCACGGTGGCGGCGCGGGAGGCGCCGAGCGCGATTCGTTCTTGCCGGCGATCAGGCCGAGGAGGGCGCCGATGATGGTTGTGATCATGCCGGTGAGCGTCTCGACGATGGCCGTCGTGTCGGTGGTCGGGTCCTTGATCTCGATGATGGCGATGGTCGCCCCGGTGGCCAGGATCGAGATGGCGACGACGAGGGTGAAGGTGAGGATGATCAGGTCGGTGACGGAGCGCCCGACGATGAGCTCGACTGCCCGGCGCGGCCGGCCGGTCTCCTCGTCGGCCATCGGGTCACTCCCAGACGAGCGCCAGCACGGCGAGGACGAGGGCGACGACGGCGATCACGGCGACGAGCTCGGACCTCATTGCTTGCCGGGAATGATCTCCAGGTCGCCAGGGTCGATAGCGACGACCGAGTACTGCCCGGAGTTCTTGATCGAGTCGTGGGTGGCCTCGGTGACGCAGAACTTCCACGAGAAGTCGGTGGCGACCACCCAGATCGAGTTGTCGCTGTAGCGGGTGAGCAGAGCCATAACGTCGTCCTCCAGATCGGGGATCGGGGTCGGTCCGGGTGCCGGGCTGTCGCTGAGCATCTCGTCGACGCTGCGGGTGTCGGACCATCGGGTGTTGAGCACCTCGAGGTGCAGCCACAGCGCCCACGACTGGCCCATCTGCGACCCGGGGGATTGGGCGCGCCAGCCGCACTCGGGGCTGACCTGGGCGGGCCGGCCGGATGTGGCCGGCGGGCGCCAGATGCGGCAGCCGACGTAGTCGTGGATGGCCTGGATGCCGAGCTCCTGCGAGTTGTCGATGAGCCACGGGAGGACCTCGTCGAGCATCCGTTGGCGGCCGATGCCGGGGTCCTGGTAGCGCCAGTCGTGGGCGGCGCCCGACCCGTGCGACGACGGCGACGATCCGCCGACGACGGGCCGGGCGACGTAGCAGCCGAGATCCTGGCCGCCCCAGGTGTCGAGCAGGTAGTTGCGCCACGTGATGCACAGCGGGGCGCAGCGCTTCGGGTCGGGCTGCAGCGGCCGGTCCTGCCAGTTGTGGAACTGGGTCTGGACGGTCACTCGGGCGCGTCTTGGTGGTTGGGATCGTCCTCGTCGGGCTGGTCGGGGTCGACGGGCTGGTCGGGTGCGTCGCTCATGGGTTCACCTCCTCACGGGAGGGCTTGGACGGCGGAGAGGATCTGGGCGTCGGAGATGACGGCCGGGTCGTTGCCGGGGCGGGGGACACCGGCGGCGAGGGCGGAGGCGTAGGCGTCGGCGAAGCCGGGGGCGGCGGCGATCATCCACACGTTGTTCACCGCCCACGTCGTTGGCTGCTCCCCGGCGGCCGGCAGTCCTTCGGTGGCGCCGCAGGCGGCGACACGCATCGTGAAGTCGAAATCCTGCGACAGCAGGGCTTGATCGGAAAACGCCATCAGGGCCTCACTTTCTGGGTTCACCCGGGGGGCGGGTAGGGGCCGGCGTCGGTGATCTCGAGCAGTGAGCTGTCGCCGATGATCAGCGACAGCCCACCGCCGAGGAACATTGACACGGCGACACGTTGGCCGGCGGTGAACGGGTAGGCGCGGGTCTCGGCGACGTAGCTGTACCCGGACGGGTCGGCGTTCTGCTGGCCCGGCGCCCACGGATAGTTGTGGCGTTCCATGACGGCGCCGCCGGTGTCGAGGCGCAACAGGATGCTGATGTTCGTCGCGGCGGCCGGCTGGGCGGGGATACCGGAGACCCGCAGGGCGTAGCGGACCCGGGTCGCCCGCCCAGCCCACGGCGGGCACAGCACGGCCATGTCATTGATCGTCGTTTCGACACCCGACGGCACCGTCTGGCTGGCGGCCTTGACGACGACCTTGTACAGGCCGCGGGGGGCGATGCGCAGCTTGTTGGCGGTGGCGTTGCCCCACGCCGATTCGATCAGCTCGTCGGCGGCGACGTTGCCGGGGAATCCTGCGGCGTCAACGGTCATGGCGCCACCGTCCACAGCGAGCGGTCCCAGCCACCGCGGTCCCAGCGGCCACCGGCCGCGGCATAGGGGGCGGCGACATCCAAGTTGATCTCGGCCGTCCAGGCGTCGGGGGTCATTTCGTGGCGGACCATGGTGGCGAAGTACTCCTCGTCGAAGACCAGGCCGCGGTCGATGTGCAGCCGGCAGCGGTACCGCGAGGGCCGGTGCACGTCGAGCGCCCACAGCAGGTCGGCGACGTTGTCGGCGGTGGCGGCGTGGAGCGAAACCGAGCGGACTCGGGGGGCGGTGGTGGCGGCGCGGGTGACCAGGATCCGTGACCCGAGCCGGTCCACTTCGGCGTCGGCTTCGGTGAGCAAGTCGAGCCGTTCGAACGGTTCGATGCCGTACAGCGGGAATGCCGCCGTGTCGTCGTAGACCCGCGCCGGGGTGTCGGCGCCTTCCCGGTTGAGCAGGACGCGGGTGGTGATGTCGGCCCGTTCGAACGGACGCACCCAGCGGGTCGGGCAGACATCGCCCGCCTCGACGTTACCGATGGTGGCCTCGGGCGGGGTGCCCGGTACCCAGGTCTGCCAGTCCCGGTTGCGCAGCACGACCCGGGCCTCAGTGTCGCCGTAGACGGCGCCGCCGATCGAGTCGGCGGTCTGGCCGAGCAGGTCAGCGACCTGCCCGCCGAGATCGGATGCGAGCAGTGTCGTGGCCGAGGCCCGGACGTCACGCTTGGGGGCTGGCCACATCGCCGCGTCGAGGATCCGGTTGGTTCGCACCGAGGCGGTGTCGCCGGCGCCGATGGGGGCCGGCTGGGCGGCCATCTTGGTCCGGTTGACTTCGCCGAGGGCGTCGATGCAGGCGAAGGCGACGGTGTCGGTTTCGACCGGGTCGTATAGCGGGTCGAGTCCGTCGATGAAGCCGCGCCACAGCCAGCGCAGCCCCAGTTCGATGTGGTCGACGCCGATGCGGATCGCCCGGCCGGGCCGGACCTGCAGCACGCCGGGCAGGTCGGGCGATGGGTGCAGGTCGGCCCATCCGGACGTGTTGTCGACGACGAGGCGGGCCGCGCCGACGACGAACCGGTCGATGGTGCGGGCATGCCCGTACTGCATCGCCACTTCGATCACGTCGCAGGAGATGTCCAGCCATGTCGGTTCGGTGCCCGCCCAGCGGGCGTCGGCCCGGTCCCAGCGGGCACGGTCCCATTTGGACTGGCCGGTATCGGTCCGCGAGTCGCCGATGCCCATCTCGATGACCGGGCGGACCCGTGGCGTGAAGTCGAACGTGGCGAGCATCAGGGCGGACGGCTCCCGGCGAGGCGGACGGTCTCGACGATCGTCTGGATGTTCGTCACGACGCCCTGCAGCTTGAGCGGGACGGTGCCGATCATGTTGGAGATCTGCTGGGCGGTCGGGATGTTGCCGATGACGGCGTTCATCGTCACCGTCGAGTTGCGATCGGCCGCCGCGGTGTCGAGGGCGCCGGCGGCGGCGTCGATCGTGTCGTAGTGCGGGTTGGCGAGGATCTCGGAGACCTTCTCCGGTGGGATGCCGTTGACCTGGGCGATGTAGGCGATGATCGCCGACTGCATCGGCCCGGTCGTGGTGCGCGCCGAGTTGAGCATCGAGGCGTTCCACGTCTTCTGGGCTTGCTCGGCGGACTGTGTGGCGCCCATCGACGCCATCGAGTCGGCCTCGAGGCGGACCTGGGCGTCGGCGGCTCGGCCGGCGCCCTGGGCGAGCTCGTCGAGGGCGGCAGCGTTATCACGGGTCATGCCCGGATGCTCGGCGAGCTGTGTGCCGGTCTCCTCGAGCAAGGCGGCGAAGTCCCGCTCGGCGTCACGGGCGGCGAACGTCGAGTCGGCGGCGGCGCGGCGGGCGTCGGCCATCTCCGACTGGGCGGTGGCGACGTCGCGGATGATGCCGAGCTGCTCGTTGAGCGCGGCGGTCTCGTCGACGATCGCCAACTTGCCGCGCAGCGCGGCCTCGGCGGCGTCCCGCTGCGACTCGGCGTAGCCCTCCGAGGCGGTCGACCAGTCGACGAACGTGGCCTCGATGTCGGCGCCGTCGAGCGCCGAGGTGAGCGCATCGGCGCCCTTCGTGATCAGCCCGAGGCCGGTGCCCCACTCGCGCAGGAACCCGGCGACGTCGCCACCCTTGGCGCCGCCCGGCAGCGCCGCGGCGGCCTTGTCGGCCAACGTGCCGATGTCACCAAACAGGGAGACGAGATCCTTGCCGATGACCCCGACGGCGGCCTGCGCCGCCGTCTTGAGCCGGATCATCGCCTGCTCCATCTCCAGGGCCTTGGCTACGTCCTCGGCGTCGACCGGGGCCGGCATGCCTTCGAGGTCGTCGGACAGGCCACCGAAGACGGTGCGCAGCTTGCCGACCTGCCGTACGCCTTCCTCGCCGAACAGCTGCGACGCCTGCTGGGCGGTGAGCTGGCCGGCGGCGAGCTTGTCGGTCATCTCGACGAATCGCTGGGTGATGTTCTTGCCGTCGTTGAGGTTGACGCCGAGCGACTTGGCGAGCTCGGGGGACTGGGTGAGGGCACCGTTCATCTGCAGCAGGACGTCGTTGAGGTCATTGACGTCGGCGCCGGTGCTGCCCCACAGCTGCTGCAGCTTCGACGCCTCCTCGACGGTCGACCCGGTGAGATCGGCGGTGGTCTGGGCGTTGAGGGCGAGATCCTTGGAGGCGTTGGCGGCAGCGAACAGGCCGGTGGCCAGGGCGGCGACACCGCCCGCGGCGCCGGCGCCGCCGAGTTGGCCCATCATGTCGGCGGCGTCGCCGAGCGGGCCCGGCAGTGCCGACACCTTGTCGGTCAGGTCGTCCAGGCCCGGGGCTTGCACGTCGATCGTCGAGGAGACGCGGTCGGGGATCTTGTCCAGCGCGGCGGCGGCCTCCCGCGCTTCGTCGGTGATCTCGTTGTCGGCGGTCAGGTCGACCCGAAACTCCTCGCGGGCCATGTCAGCCCCTCACCATCTCTCGGAATGCCCGCTCGGCGCTGGTCTCGACGGCGGGCATGCCGCGCGCCACACCGTGGGTCCAGGTGCGCTTGCCCGGCGCCCCTGAGACGGTCACCTGGCGGCGCGGCCCGAACGGGGTGCGCAGGACACGGCCGGCGCCGGCGCGCACGGTGTGGCCGCTGGTGCCGGACTGGATGATCGCCCACACGGCCATCGAGCCGCCGGCCTCGACGGTCGCCTTCCCGGCGCCACCCCGGGCGACGACGGTGGCCCGGCCCATGTCGCGGCCGTGTGAGAGTGCGCCGTCACCGGTCGCCGAGCGCAGCTGCCCGGTGACGGCGCGCTCGAGGACGTCGGCGGCGTCGCGGGGCCACTCTCGTTCCATGCGCTCGGCTCGTTGGGCGAGCCGGCGCAGACCGTCGCCGGCACCAGCCATCGCGTCAGGTCGCCTTGCCCGTCGCCCAGGCCGTCCCGGACCAGTGCATCTCGCCGCCGGTGCCCGCGGTCGACCCCTGCATGTACTGGCCGGTCGTCCACGCCGTCGCCGGGGTGGCGACGATCCCGGCGCCCGTCGCCGCGGCTGCGTTGGCCGGGGCCGTCGCCCCGGTCGGGGTCCACGTGCCCGGTGTGCCAGCGGTCGCCCCAGTCGCCGCCACACCACCGCCTCCTTCGACGACTTCGGAGGTGGTGGCGTCGCCGAACTCGATGTCGGGCTTGCGGGTCAGGGCCAGCGACACGTCGGCGGTGAGGGTTTCGCGGGCCGGGCCGCCGATCGTGCCGGCGGCCAGTTTGACCCGGCCGATCATCCGCGGCGGGTTGTCGCCGTCGAGGCCGAAGTAGACGTAGGCCTCCTCGGTGTCGTGCTCGAACAGGAACCGCGACAGGCCGCGCGCCACGTTGGGGTCCTGCAGGAACGTGACGTCGAGGCTGTAGCTCGTGGCCTTGGGGGCGGGGATCGTCTCGCCGGGCAGGCAGAACGTCGCCGGCACATCACGGGTCGTCGTGTCCTGCGTCGCCGTCAACGCCCCGGCCGACGTCTGACAGGTCCACTGCTGCGACTCGGCGTCGTAGTCGGCCAGGGTGACGGTGTCGACGGTCGCGCCGCCCGGCGCCTGCCAGGCGTCGGAATAGCCGGGGGCGGCCTTGTCGACGACGGCGAAGCCGAGCTGGCCCTGGTCGATCTCGAAGATGGTGCGCGCCATGCCAGTCCTCCTACGGGCTCAACGGCAGCGGCCACGCCGGCACCGTCTCGGGTTGCTCCTCGCACAGGGTGCGGGCAGTGATCACGAGCTCGACCTCGATCGTCACGGCGCGCAGCGACGCCGGCCCGCTGTAGGACGCCGGGGACTGCGGCGCGCCAGGGTCCCGCCACCCGGGCGTCGAACGCAGGCACCGGCCGACGGTGTTGGCGGCGTCCCACACGGCATCCGCGACGGCGGTCAGGGTGCGCTGCTGGGCGACGCCGGCGCCGTCGGCGACGATGACGATCGGGAACGTGACGACGGTCGTGACGACGTTGGATTCGCGGACCCGGTCGCGGGACTCCTGGTCGATCCAGATGCCCGGGGCGACGACCTGGTCGGGGCAGTAGCGCTGCACCCGCCCGGCCGGCATCAGCGGGGTGAGGACGTCGACCAGGCGGCCGCGGGCTTCCTCGGTGCGGGTCATGCGAGCCCCCAGCGCTGTTTCCACGGCAGGGTCATCGCCCGCACCCCGGCCACCGGGTCGCCCTCGACCGAGTACGGGGTCTCGTTGGGAGACCAGGCGCCGCCGGTGCCGAACGGGAGATCCTTGCGGCGGTATAGCTCGACCGTCACCTGCACGGCCGCCGTGGCGAGGACGGCGTTCGTCGTGGCGTCCACCGCGACGTCAGCGTCCAGTTCGGCGTCGAGCAGACCGGTCGCCACCACCGCCGCCGTCTCCACCCGATCCACATCCGGATCGCCGGCGCCTTCCAAGCGGAGGACGGCGATCGCGCCAGCGGCGATCGCCGCGACGTTCCAGGTGTTGGCGGCCGGCGCGGTGATGTCGCTCATGCCGGCTCCTGCGCGGCCAGCCAGTCGAGCAGTGTCGTGCGGGCCTTGCCGGACTGCTCGGCGCTGTAGGTGGCGTCGAGCTCGTCGGGATGCTCGGCCACGTACGCCTTGACCTCGTCGACGGTGTAGGCGCCCGGGTCGTAGCCGCCCTCGGCCTGGACCCCGGCGACGGTGAACGTGAAGTCGCGCGGCGCCGAGGACTCGTTGCCGTTGCGCACCGTGACCGGCACCGTCCCGGCGCCCGATGCCGTGGCCGGGTGCACGACCGTCGACACGTGGGTGGCGTCGATGAACGTCGTCGGCTCGTCACCGCCGTTGAAGACGATGACGGTCCACGAGTCGAACTTGGTGCCGGTGCACGTCATCGTCAACGGCGCGCCCCCGACGACAGCGGTGGCCGGGGCGATCGACACGAGCGTCGGCGTCTCGACCTCGATGCCGGGTCCGGACCCGTCGGCGCGCACGACCTCCTGGTTGGGGAAGTCCCAGAAGGTCACGGCGTCTTGGTGATCTTGACGACGCCGGTGGGCTCGAGGATCGGCAGGGCGAAGTGGCCGGCGTAGGCGACCTGGGTGCCGAGCACAGACGGCTCGATCACCTGCAGGGCGCCGATGCGGTCCTCGTACGCCTCGACGGCGTTCGACGACGTGACGATCGCCGTCCCGGCGGCGAGTGCACCGGACACGACCGGGGTGATGCCGGACACGGCCGGCTGGGCGCCTTCGCCGAACATGGCCGCTGAGAACCCGGTCGACTGGGCGTTCTGCGGGTTGACCGGGGCGAACAGCGGGCCGAGGAGGGCGAGCATGTCCGGCGCGACGCCGAGGATCAGCCGGCCCATCGGCTGGCGGACGGCCCACATGTTGCCGAAGACGAGCCCGGCCGCCTCCCACAGGGCATTGGTGATGTCCTGCGCCGTCGGGTCGGCCGGCAGCACCGGCCCGGCCGCGGCGATCGCCAGCAGCGCCGCCCCGGCATCCTCCTCGGTCTCGAAGGCGTACTCGTTGGTCAGATCACGGATGACGATGTCGAGCACCTGCGGCTGCGTCCAGTCGATGTTCTGCCGGGAGATGTTGACGTAACCGCCGTAGGTGTCACCGTCGAGCGGCACCTTCTCGATCAGCATCTTGCGTGACGCCAGCTCCGTCTTCTCGGCGGTCTGCTTGGCGACCTGGGTGTGCTGCGTGATGCGCGGCCGCGACCATGACCCGGCCGGCAGCTGCTGCGGTCCGATCGCCGACACCAGCGGCCGGTTCATGTCGAGCGTGCCGAGGATCGGGCCGAGCAGCCGCTCGGGGAGCAGACCCGGGTTGTCCGCGGTCGTCTGGTGCGCGGCGGCGCGGTGGTAGATCTCCAGGCGCCGCATCGTGTCGTCGTCACGCGAGACGATGGCCCGCACGTGGTCGCGGATGTACTCGCCGGCCGAGCGGTACTCGATCGCCGCCGGCACGAGGTTCGGGTTGCGGGCCACGGCGAACGCCTCCGTGAGCTCGGCCGTGCGCCGCCCTGACTCGACGGCGATCCGGGCCCCGTCGCGCAGCGGCTGGAGCTGCTTCTCGAGGTCCTCCATCCGCTTGCCGGCGCGGGTGTACAGCTCCATCTCCTGATCGTTCAGGTCGCGCTTGGCCTCCTGCGCGCCCTCGACGAGCTGGTCCTGGAACTGCTTGCGCTCCTCGAGCTCGGCCTGCAGCCGAGCGAGCATGGCATCTGTCGCACCCATCCGGGCGACCTCCTCACGTGAAACGACGGTGGTTTCACGCAGTTGGCGTCACCCGCTTCACCGGCCAGCCACTGGCAGTCACTCCTCCGGTGGTAGTGCGTCGACTACGTCGAGGCGACACCGTAGCGCGCCGCCAGACGCTCGGCGAGGACCCGGTCCAGGTTCGGGGTCGGCAGTCGCCCCTGCGGGTCGGCGGCCACCACGGTCGGCAACGCCGAGCGGACGTCGACGACCGCCGCGCCCAGATAGGCCGGGGTGAACGTCAGCGCGATGTGGTCGAGGAACGCCTTGAGGATGCGGCGCCGGCTGCGGCCCTCCCACTGCTGGTTCTCGGGCAGCGCCCCGAAGCCGACGGAGCCGCACAGCATGCCGTCGGCGGCGTCGTCGAGCACCTGGTCGCCTTCGGCTCCGCGACGGATCCGCAGTTCCGACCGCAGCCCTTCGGGCCGGTCGGGGTGCAGCGCCTGGACCCGTCCGACGACCCGAGTCAGGTCGTGCTCGAGGTTGACGAGGAACCGGTGGGCCCGGTTCTGCACCTGGCCGAACGTGCCCGGGGCGAACGATTCCTCGATCAGTCGGCCCTTGTAGTCGGCCACCGTCCATTCGTCGTAGGGGACGGCGATCAGGTCGATGATGCGGTCGGGGAACCGTACGTCGGTGACCTGGGCCGAGCGGATCTCAATCGCCGCCTTGACGAGTAGCTCGCTCACTGCAGGACCCCCGACGTCAGTGTTTGGCTCGGTGAGGCGACCGAGTAGCGCTCCATCTCCTGCACCTGCTCAACGGTGAGCACGCCGAGGTCGATGAGGATCTGCCAGGTCTGAGCCCGCTCGTACGGCCCCGGCTTGATGTACTCGTCGCGGTTGACCTCGATCGTCGTGCCGCGGGGCAGCGCCCAGCCGGACAGGGCCGGCATGACCGACGCCGCCTTGGGGCGCAGCCCGGCGCGCCAGTGGTAGTCGAACAGCGACACGACATTCGAATAGGTCATCGAGTCGCCGCCCGACGGCAGACCGACGAGGAACGGCGGGACGCCGAGGAGGACGGCGATGCGCGAGTCGGTGAACTGCGACAGCTCGAGCAGGGCCATGTCGCGCGGGTTGACCTGCGTCGGCTCCCACTTCACGCCGCCGGACAGGACGGCGGGCAGACCGAGCCCGGCCATCCGGGCGATCACCCACTGGTTCTGCAGGTCGGTGGATTGCTTGGCGGTGAGCTCGTCGGGATGGGTGAGGATCGACGGCGGGATCCCACCCGCCGACGCCAGCGCCGAGCCGTAGCGCATCAGCGCCGCGGCGGCGACCATGCGGGCCCGGCCGACCTCGAGCGGGCCGTGACCGTGGGCGTCGTCGAC